CTTGTTTTAGCTCAATATACGCTTTATCTCTAACTCTTTCTATAATTAGATTTACCATTCTACTTTCTCAAATATTTTTTCAAATCTAATAGGATCATATATTTCTATATTATGTTTTTGATTTTCTACGATCCAATCACCTGTAAGTATAATACTACCGCCATTTTGTCCTAAAATTAAACCTATATCTTCTTTTTCAGCACTATAATTATCAAAATCATTTTGTAAACATTCTGATAAGTTGTCATAAATTTCATCTGTAACTTTTATAACTGCAGGATGATCACCATGTTTAAACCATTGTGTTGCTTCTATAAGTTCTACTTTTGTTTTATATTTCACGTTTAAATTCTCCTTTTAAATTTAATAGGATTATATATTATTCTCTATAAAATTCTCCATGTGCTTCTTTTGCAATTATATTATATGCATTGCTAGCTTCTTCAGGAGTATCAAAATTACCAAGATGTATAGTTTTATTATTTATATCAATTTGTGCTCGCCATCTTTTTGCTTGTTTATCCCAATAAATTCCTTTATAACCAGATGTATTATTTTTATGAAGCGTAGAATTAAACTTTTGCTGCTGTCTTGTAGCTAACCTTAAATTTTCTATTTTATTATTTAAACTGTCTCCATCAATGTGATCTATCTCCATCTCTTCAGGTATAGTTCCAAAATGTATTTCCCAAATGAGTCTAGATGCTATAAAATTAATTTTATTATAACGAATTTGCCAGCTGCAATAACCATTTGAATTTTTACTAATATTACCTGCTAAATCACCAATATTAACATTATATGCAGGTTTGATTTTCCAATACAACCAACCTTCTAAATACTTAAAAATATTATTCCAATTATATTTCCATATTTTTTTATTAATTAGGCTAGTGTTCACTATTATTCCAATTAGCATTAATGAATGAATCCATACTTTCATCAGGTTCTTCTAAAAAATTAAATGCTATTTCTAAATCATTTATTAAACTTAAAGCATTTTCAACTTCTAAAAGATCAGAATTATTATTAATTACTTTTAATAAATATACATATGATTTTCTAATTACTTCTAATTGCTCCGTATTCATTTTTTACCTCCATTACAATAAACTTAATACCTTTCTAAATGTTCTATTCTTTAGCATCTCTCCCTTTCCAAACCATGCTGAATTAAGACGAGTATCTGCAGTATTACCCTTAATATGGTCTAAATAGCCCGTCATACCATTGACAACACCCCATAAAGTATTTTCTGCACCTGGAGCATATTTATAAACTTGCATAATATCTCTTATGGCTTTGTTATCTTTATAAAAGATACTATAAACCTCTTCTTCTAACTCATCATTATTTAATAAAATTTGTGTATATATCTTTTGTGCTTCTGTTTCATTAATTCTATAACTTACTAATTTTAAGACATTTCCTTTAAATTCATCCCATTCATCTTCGATTAAACCCATTTCGAGTTTGACTTCAGTTTCGTTAAATTCATTGCCATGATGCACTTTAATTGCAGGCTCTTTATTATTAATTGCCATACCTAAAGTATTTTGACAAACTACTCTAACACTAGTATGTTTACATGTTGTAGACATACTTCCATCATATGATGTAGCTAATAAAATAAATTCATTAATTATATCTTTACCTTTTAAAATTAAAGATTGACCTGTTCGGACTAATGCCCAAACCTTACGGCCACCATCTAATGAACCTGCAGTTTCAAATTTAAATTTATATTTAGTAATTAAATCGGAAAAGAAATTAATTATTTCACTTGGTTGTACTACTTTGTAGTTTTTACCTACAATTGAAAGTTCTTTATTTGTATCTTCACGATATAGAATAAAGAAATGCTTTGATTTTATAAATTTTCCATACATCACAGATTCTTTTATAACTTCAAAATTTAAACCTGAATTTTGTTTCCATTCCTCAATTGTTGCATTATCAGGCATTACATATTCCAATCCATGCCAACTTGGTTGGCCAATTAATGCCATTCTCTCAACATTTGCGCTCATATAAACTCCAAATTACTTACATAAGAATTATTACTTTTGTAATTTCTAATGCTTTTTCTTTTGTCATTTAATAACATGATTTAATTCATTACCAGCTTTTTCTAGTTCTAAACTTGCACTAAGTCTATTAGGTGAATTCCAATGTATTAAAAATTCTATTATAACATTTCTTAATTTTTTATCATTTAGCATCCACCTAATTTGATTATCAAGAGATAATTCATATAATAATTTCATGTAATTGTATTTAGATTCTAAATTAGTATACTCAAACCTTATAGTATCAATTGCATTTATTAATTTTTTATTAGTTTGTGGATTAAATTCACTAATACTTAATAATTCATAACATGCTTGTTCTATATTAGATCGTGACATTATCTAAACTCCAATTCTAATCCTTTTATTTCAGCTTTCATAAATTGATGCCATTGATATTCTAATGTACCATCTATTTCTTTATTTTCTATATATAACTTTTTACCATTTAGAATTTTAATTTTAGCTTCCATTAAATACCAACCATTATCATTATAATGATTAATTTCTGTTTCTGAGAATACTTCTGTTAGGCGTTTCATCTTACAGGACACACTCCAGTTGAACAATCATCTAATCCCTCAAACTCTGCATAGTTTAACATTGTAATTGGTTTTACTGTAGCAATAAGTTTATCATATTCTTCTTTAGTAATCTCTTCATATGGTGCTTGTGCAAATCCATGTTCTGAATGTAATAAAAATGATAAAGTTTTATAGTTATCTTTATAATGCGCTGTTAAATACTCTTTGATTTCTGGTAATTCTTCTTTTTTATAGTATACTGTACATGATACTGAATTATCACTCCAGAATTCTTGCAGCTTCTTGATTTCTTTTAATTGATCTATTGCTGTCATATCTTTAGCAAGTTTAGTCCCTTCAGGATACATAAAGGGAAATGTTACAACTACTGTATTATAATCTTCAGAACCATCAAAGTTCCGTTGGTATTCTACGGGGTATCCATGTAATTTGCAAATATTAACGAGTTCATGTTCTGCTGATATACGAATACGTCTTAGCATATGTGATGAAAACCCTGGATGAATTCCAGGCGAAACTCCTGGTAAAAGGGATAAGGAACCCGAGGGCTGTACCGTAGTCAATTTAATTGACTTGTTAAAACCGTGAAGTTCCGAATAACGCTTGTCGTAATCACGTATATGCTCATAACCTTCATTTAACCATGAAAGCTGCTCTTGTGATGCTTGCATAATTCCAGTTAATGAAATACCCATTCTTTGATTTTTCTTTACAATTGCCTCAGTTTCAGGATGATGACATGGTAGCTGAAGTGAATGTTTACTTATACGATAAAGTAGTGTTATAAGATCTATGAATTCTTCTTGATTTGCTATATTTGGAAGAAATACAGTACTTAACGTACAAGTTTCCATTGGAGCTAAACTTTGTTCTGCACACTGCTTTGTTACTACAAAACACAAAATACAAGTATTTTGCATTAAGTGGTATAGTCATTTCTGCTATACTCTATGCATCCCTGCATAGCACGGACTGTATCATATACCAAACTGAGGAATTTGGTACTCCTTGTCAGTCTCTAGCGCCTCTTGATTATAGGGACCATAATCAGAATTGCGTCGGGATTGTCTGTTCTAGAGTTTCCCCGATATTCGGATTTTCGAAAGAGATTACTCTCTTAAGCCCCAATGTTGTTTAGGGTTGTATCCCATAACTTCAGGATCTGGATATTCTATCTCTCCAAGTCTTCCAATTTCTCTCGAGAGGCGCAAGTTAACGATACCAATGGGTTCACCCTTATTCTGATAGGTATCCCAGAAGTATTCGTGAAGATTTGAAATGTCTTCACACACGACGGAATTATTTGACATTGCCCTGTGAGAGGGCACGTGCGATAAATCAAATCTTTTAGCCAGTAGGCATTCGATATCGTCTTCGTCAAATAAAGCAAGTTGTGCTGAGTTATGGGTAAGATATCCTTCACAAAAGAACTCATTCATTGTCTCCACTTCAATGTCAAAAGTTTCGATAGAACGGCCTTTTTCAATACCTACAACTTTAACTGGAAGTAAGTCTGGATATTCACCAGTTAAATCTGTAAATTTGCGTATTGCTACTTCTCGATTATATCCTCCAGAATTTAAAGTAAATCCATGACTTGTTAACCAGCCTTGCAAGTAGGTATTTGTATAGCAATCACGAGTTCCTTTTCGCATTATTTTACAAAGTTGCGGTACTTTATGAAATACATCTTTAACATAATCATTTATAATATCTACTTCATATGTATCTTGTTTGTTAATTTCTTTACTTACGAATGGTCCAGCTAACCTAGTTTCTAATCCACATGAATAACACAATAATTGAACAGATTTTGCGAATTCAGGATATATTGTAGTTACTAGTCTAACTGGTGTATGATTTCTGGAACCATCTGTATCAAATATACCTGCAAGATATGCTAATTTAATTTCTTGTTTGCTATTAATTATCCAATTTGGAATTATAATTGGTGTATTTGGTTGTTTTATGTACTTATAGAAGTATCTTGCAAGTTCTATTGAATGCGAGTTTATGCGTATTGATGCTTGTCTGTCATCATGCCTGGTCGAAACATTAAAACCAAAACGTTTAAACTGTTCTTCTGTAAATATTATTTCTTTTATATCTTTATCATTAAATTCAATTGTAATATGCCCATTACTTTTACCTTCTTTGTGCAGATATACATACCCATTTCCATGAAATACTCCAATTAACCAAGCAAGATCTGCATCTAATACTGGTGTAATTTCAAGTCCTTCAGGTAATTGTGTTTCTGTACCTTCTATTGGAATTCTTGATGTAATTAATCTATCATCAATTTTAAGCTCTTGTGCTTCTTTCCATTTATACTCATCAACTCCAGTCATTACTGCCATTTTATGATTCGGTGTACATTCAAATGAACCGTCTTGTGTTTTAATGATAATAGTTTCTTGAATGCCTTGTGCAAATTTATTTATTACCTTATGATAACCTTCAGATGTTAATACTTCTTCTCCTATTTCTATATCCTTAATAGTCGTAAGTCCTCCTTTATAAAATATTTTGGATGTTTGTGGTATACAACGTCTTACATTGCCCGCGACAATGACTTCACCAATTATATTCATCATATCTAAACAGTCAATTGGACGTACTTTTCTGCCTGCACGTTTAAGTAAAACGTTACTAATCTTGTTTATCCCTACAACTAAGGCTTCAGGGCCACTTGAAGTACCACCAAAACCCTTAATTGGTAATCCCTTTCCACGTACAACTTGTGTAGAATAAGTAAAGCTGCCTTTATCCTTCCTTTCTGAAAGAAAGGCTGCTTTAAGTGTCTTAGCAAGAAACCTAACCCAACCTTCTCTAGAGTCTGGTATAATAAAATCAGCACTGCCATTGTCTATTCTAGTTGGTATTTTAAACCAGTCTCTTACAGCAGGTATCTTATTGACATGTTCTCGTTGTATATTGTATCCAACTCCTGCGCCTAACGCTAACATATCCATGCACCATGTAAATGGCACAATGGGTTTATCAACTACCGTAAATGCACAGTTCTGTAAACTAGCTAAACCAAACCTATTAACTGTATCAGTTCCAAGTTGCCACAGGAATCTGCCCGCAACAGAACCTTTAAGAGAAAGAAAATAATACCTGAGTCTTTCTTCTTCTTCTTTTGTAAATTTACAATTTAATTGTTGATTGCACGCAGTAATTACTCTTTCTATTGTTTCAGGAAACTCTTCAGTTCGATCAGACCCTTCTATTACACGACTATATGTTCGTTTATAAGTGATATATCCTATCGATGACCAAGGTGTATTAATCATTTTTGGCCATTACCTCAAGTACTAACTGCTCAAATGTCCATATTCCAAGTGGATAAAAAATATCATCCTCTTTAGAATAAAGTTTAATTTGATTTCTTTCAGTATCTATCAGGATACCATAATCACTTCCATCTTCTTTTTGAAATTCAATCACGGTGCTCTCCATTGATTTGGCCAGGGTAAAGCGGGCATTTCAGCTTTAATATAACAATTAGTACATAAGAAATGCCCATTTGTTGGATTCAAAGTTCCTTCTTCTGATAATACGTATTCTTCAGCTGTCATATCATTTTCGTAACCTGCATCTACGTATTCTTGAAGTTCTGCTGGCTTCTTATTACAACCAGTACATATAAGTTGTTCAATTAAGCGCATCTGCTAAATCCTTCTGCAAAATCTATAGCTTTTTGAGCTATTACTTTATCAATATGATAACAATCAATTGAACTTTGTAATAAAACTTCTTGTTCATTTTTATCATTAAATACCATTGCATTTCTATTTGTATATAATATGAAAGTTTTCATTGAATTCCAAAAGTATCTTTTACAGGAATAGCTTCAATAGCAAGTAGTCTACCAGTTGCATAGTCATACCAGACACCTTGAACTGGACCTGTTAGACCTGAAGTTCTTGCTTTTAAAACTGACATTTTAATTGTATTACGTTCTAATCCCTCTTCAGCTAACATATTTCGAGCAAATGCAACTATATCAAAGCTAATTTGCTTAATTGAGCCAGATCCTTTTATATCATCAACACTAGGTAAACGACCTTCTTCAAATGACTTGCCACCACTTGGTGATTTACGTAAATGTGATACAAGACCAATCCATACTGGATACCTTTTGACTAGCCTTAGTAAATCATTCATTATTTTATCAATTGCAGTGTTTCCACTTAGTTCTTCTGCACCTTCAGATACAAGAATTGTTATGTGATCAACAAATATATACCTACAACCGACTAAACACATATATTCTAATTGATCTATTATACTACTATCCTTAATAGAACCTTGGTGATCTAGTAGTATAACACGATCATCATTAAAAACTTTGTCAAATCCAATTTTAAGGTCATCTATTGGAATTTCTTCATTTGATGGATTTCTAAGTATAGTCATTCCTGCAAGTTTTCGTGCATGTTCTGCAGGGGATTCTTCTAAACTGACAACTCCAATTTTATCTTTAGTAACAAGTAATACATGTAATTCAATTTCACGTATAATAGAACTTTTACCACTATTATGGGTAACTATAAAATTACCCAATACGAACCTGTTATTACCATCTGTACTAAAACCATAAAAATTATCTTCTTCTAACCATTCAATTTCAAAAGAATACTGCGTATATAAATCTGATTTTGAGTATTTAAAAGCTTTTGATTTACATTTTTGTTCATATGGCAATAAATCATAATCTTTAAGTTTTATATCTATAATTTTATTATTTATAATTATAGAAATGATATGCGAACAATTACATATAAATCCTGTACCGTCTTGTAATTTAATATGGGCCATCTGTTCTCTTCCGCTAAATAATGAAAGAACAGTTCGAGGTGTACCATCATCACCCATAATACAATCATTTACTTTAATATTTTCTATTAATTCTTTATCTCCATTCGCCATTAATACTTCAGTGCCTCTCCCAAAGCAACCTGTACCAGAAATAAATAAAGTTATTTCTCCTTCCCGCATACCCTTAAGCTTGCCATTTAAACCTTCAAGGCATGCTGGATATGGTACTGGTATCACTTTATTTAATTCGGATAATTCTTTCCATAGCTGTTCTTTGCCAATAATACCTGCTGGTTGCCATGGTATAGCATCCCAGATTAGATATAGTAACTTTTCTGGACCTAATTGAGTTAGCACCTCACTTGCGTCTTTTAAGCTAGGCTTCCATATTTTAGCCTTATCAATACCAACGATTTTAAGTGCTCGTTGTGTTGCATCCTCTCCTGCCTTATCATTATCAAGACATAAGACTACTTCATCAAATCCACGTATCCATTCTCGATGCTCTAAAAGAGATTTTGTCTCGGTTGCTGAAGATATTGAGATTACAGGATAAAATTGTTTATATTTCTCCCAATTAGCTTGACTTACAGCTAATGCATCAATTTCACCTTCAGTAATTACTAATCTCTTACCACCTGTACTGAATTTATTTAAGCCAAAGAGACCACCTGGTGTACCAATCCAACTAAAGATTTTAGGTAGCTTGCGATGTTTATATCCTCCATTACTATAAGGATAATAATGATCAGTTATTATTCCATCTGTATCACATTTTACCTTAACATCAAAAAATTCACAAACATGTTTCTCTATTTGTCGTTCTCTAAAGCCACGACTTTTTAATGCTTTAATACTATCAATTACATTAATATTAGGAAATGCTTTTAATTCTATTTTAATTTCTTCTGTTTCAACAGCTGTTTTATCAGCTTTAAAGTATGTTTTACAACTAAAACAATACGCTGTATTGTCTTCATATATTTGCATCGCATCAGAACTACCACAGGTAGCGAGATAGCAAGCTTGATTTTTTAATTTAATCTGACTCATTTTTTATTGCCTAAATTAGCAAAACCGGCTCCTAGTATTAAGGCTGTAATTCCTACTAGTAAAAAATCTTCCGTATTTAAAGGTGATTTACTTAATGCAGTAAAAGAACCCACACATAAAAGTGACATGCCTACTATTATAAGCAATGCTGATATCATTCCTAAAAATATCTTCATTCTACTCCTTTATTACATATTTCTGCTAGGAAGTCTCCATGACATCTGAGTGGTTTACACCAGCAGCCTAAACGTTTTCCTGTTAGTTGTGATTTTACTTGAGTTATAGTTTGCAATCTATATCTCCTTTGAAATTTACAGCTTTTAGCATCATGCTTAAACGATCCTTATGTCTTTGTGTTATAGGTTCTTTAATAATCCATTTAATTCCATTGATTAATCGATTATACCAGATATCTTGATAAAATGAGCTTTGACAAATTATTAAAGACCATGTTTCTGCATATGAAAGTGTAGCTTTTGTTTTATATTGTTCTAATGCAATAAATTCAAAGTATTGTTTCCCAAGTCTTTTTACTCGAACTGATAATTCTTTACTGCTAGAAATATACCAAGGCCAGTTTAAATCTTTAGAAACTCGACGAGTTGTACCAGATTCTAATACTTTACTTCTAAATTGTTTTTTTCCCAAATATAGCTTATTTGCTTCTACATCCCGTATAATATAAATAAAACCTATATATTCAGATATACCTAGTATTTCTGGAAAAATCCAATGACCGTTATTACGATACTTAGTAGGGTCCACTCGACTTCCATTTACGCCTTCAAGTGAGATTTTTTTAATTTTAAGCTTTTCATGGGAAGGAACTATAGCTACTGTATTAATGAGATATGGAGGTAGTATAAATTTATTCTGTTCTTCCATAGTTATCTTTCTCTATAAAATTTTCCATGAATTTCTTTAGCAATTTTATTATATGCATTACTTGCTTCTTCAGCAGTATTAAAAGCTTGTTGTGTATGAGTAGCAAGCCTAAGATTTTCAATTTTATTATTTAAACTATTTCCATCTATATGGTCTATTTCAAATCCAGTTGGAATCACTCCATTAGACATTTCCCAGATTATACGAGCGACTACATAATTTATATTGTTAAATCTTACTCTATAAAATAAATATTTTGCTTTAGTTTTATTTAGATAACCAGCTCTATCTCCTATTTTTATTCTATTACCTGACGGTATTTTGTTTTAATCGGTATATTACAGGAATACCATTTTCTATTACAGTACTTGGCATTATAGTATCTAGATCTATACTTTTTGGAAACTCAAAATCATCCATTCTTGATTCCTTTTAAAAATTCATAAACTTCTTTAAGCCATAAAGCATCATTTAATGCATGATGTTTACTTGATTTTTGCTTTGGTAATTTAGGATTACCTTTGAACTCTGCTAGTAATTTAAGGTCTTTAACGTATAAAGGCCAGTTAGTAGGAATATTTATCATTTTTCCATATAACTGGCAAAGTACTACCCAATCATATGAAGCGTAGTATGACCAAAATTCAGGTCTATCACCAATTATACGTTGAATATCTATTGCTATGTGTTCTCTAGGAATTTTTGGACCTTCAAGATTTGGAATTACATTTTGTTGTATCCATTTATCTGTTGTAGTTAAATCGATTTCAGATGACTCAGCATAATAAGTTCTTTCATTTTCACATATTAAACCAATACTAATTAATTCAATTGTTTTACCGTTATCGATAAATTCTGTGTCGAAGAAAACTTTCATTTTAGTCCTTTACGTGTAACTGCAAAGCTTTCTTATCATACGCTGCTTTTGCCTCCTTTATTGTATCAAATAATCCTAAATCATTTTTTATTTTATTAACTATTATTTCTGCTTTATATTTTTTACCATACTTTCTAACACCTTTCACACCTAATTTGCTATTACTTGGTGCTTTTGCATTTAAACGCTTTTCAGCTGGTGTTATAAGTTGTAAGTTTTCAATTGTATCATTTAAATTATTGCCATCAATATGATGTATTTGCTCTCCGAGTTTTATTGGTCCTTTGAACATAACATATATTACACGTGCCGTAGTGAAATATGTATCATTATATTTAAAATTTGAAAATAATTTTCCTTTAGGTAAAAATTCGCCTTTATGTTCTCCACCTAACCAATAAAGTCTATTATTAAAATAACCAAGAATGCTATGCCACTCTATGCTATTCAAAAGTAAATTATTTCTTTCTGTCCCTTCCTTTGTATTCATAATTTTTCTCTGAGTTGTAAATTTCATTATAACAATTTTTATATTGTTTTAATAGCTTACTACAAATTCTAAAGTTTGAATTTGTATTTTAAATTAGAATACGTTGCAAGTTGTAACGGAGGCCTATCCCTGAAGTATCTCTCAGTACCTTGCAGCTACATTCCGGACGTTGGAATCAGCTTGAAATTGCACACTTCAGGAGGCATACACATTTCTAATGTTTATGATATTTTATTCTTACCTCAATTTGAACGGTGAATCAGCATCAACTTTTTGTGGCTGTAGTGGCTTTTCAAATGTAACTAGTAAATAACACTTTAAAACGTTCTTTTCATGATAAGCTCCAACATGTCCATCTTTTGTTCTGTATGCTGGTAAAGGTAAGTATTCAGGTTGATCTTTTGCATAAATAAAATTTTGTTCTTTAAATGATATTGGTATCATAATATTAAATTAAGTAATGTAAGTGCGAGTATGACCATTATTAACGCTACAGTAATATTTGGCCAGTCAATACGCGGAGGCATTATTTCTCCTTTGTAAAAATTTCTCGCCAATGAATTAAAATCACTAAAACACCGCATATAGCCATAAAAGCAAAAAATGCGAGTATTCCAAAAATACTATTTTGATCAGCACAAGATATCATAATTAGCACTATAGTTAAAAGTTTGTTTCATATTTAATACCTAGAAGATTGAACTACAACAGTACTCCAATCAGTATGCTCTAACTTCTTAATTGTTTCTCGTACTTCATTTTCAGATCCCCATTCACATGATGTCCAGAATATTGGTCCATTTTCTTCATCACGTATAACAGCCTTAAATTTTCTACGAAAGGTCATGATATCGATAAGCATATTCAACCTCCTTATATAACTACTTTTCTACTAGTGATCACCAACTAGGTATTCCGCTTATTTCTTACAAGTACATTCTTCATACTCTGGCCAAGTGATATGAATTAATAAAAAATCCCAATCACCACAAAAATGCCATCCTTGATCTATTTCTTCTTTAATAAGTCTTTCGTTCTTATATTCAATTTCGTTATACCGTTCTTGTTTCATATTACCTCCTCAAGTATTCTCCAGGTTGCTAATTTATTATCCTCAAATAATACTTCAACAGGAATTCCTACTAACTCTGATAATTTATTCTTTTTAGCTGAAATTAATAAATTATTTACCCACATTATAGTTTCACCTAAAAATTTAATTCTCTCTTCTTTTGAGTATCCATTTGGTTCTGTATTTGAGAAAGCTTTATCACTATTAACACCCCAATGCTCTGAATCGCTACCTAATTCATAAAAAATTCCAATTCTAGAATTATCTATAAACCCTAATTCTATTCTCTTAATTTTACCTAATCTTTTATCTTTCATTTTTATAAGCCTATTGTTGATTTTAACTTCTTTTATTGTAGCATGAATATGATATTTATTTTTTTAAAATACTCCGACTTCACCTGTGATTAGATCAAGAAAAGCATGCTCTCCATTTTGCCATTTCTTTGTAAATTTATTATCTTTATATTGAAAACTAAATATTTAATTGTTATGCTCTCTATACGATTATTTATCGTTTTTGATTTCCAATTTACTGTTTTACAATATAATCCTCTTGTTGCAAATTCAGAATCACCAGCTATATATTCTGAATCAATAAGTCGTGCTATTATAGGATATAATACTTTTGCATTATGTAACTCTTGAAACATCATAGCCAGCGTTCTTGAAGAAAAATGTTCATTATCAGATTTATTGATGCAACGATAATTATTTTTTCTATCATACTCCATAATCGTGCTAATGCATTTGTAACATATAATCCAAAATCATTATCTCCAAATTGAACACATAAAAATTTAGCATTCATTATAATCCTGCCTCCCTTTTATATGCTGAATGCTGATTTGATCTTTTCCAAAACATATGTTCGTCTGCACGCATTAACATTAGATGTGCAATTATATCATCTGTAGGACACATCGCACCAGCCCAAGAATCAGCATAATAAGCTATTGGATGCATACAAAGCGTACACATAATACGTGTATCATTACCTTTTAAATCTATTGCAACTGTCGGCCTGAGTTTACGAAAACAATACATAACTCCACTTCTTTTACTAGTTTCAAGAAACATTCCAGTAAGTAAATATCGTTTAAATTGAGAATGCCTAAGCAATCCCGCAAGTGTTTGTAATGCATTACTTTCTTGCTCAATCCCCCAGGCATCTGAACAACTCATAGTATGCAGATCTAAAGCAAAGTGATGAATATTTGGTTCAAAGGTCCAAATTACTTTATTATCTTTTTTTTTTCAATTACGTAGATTTTGCAACGTTTAGAAGTAGAATAGAATGAATTACGAATTTTGTATTCAGTGTTCTCTTCTGATTTTTTACTCATCAATTCTTTAGCATGAGGATAAGTAGGTTCTACTACTAGCTGCTCATTTTCAAGAGGCATTGGAATTCCACAATAATAATCTTTTATTTCTGATATAGCTTTTAAACCATTTCTTAATCCTGCAAGATTATCAAAAGATTCTATTACTTTAATCTTAACCTCCCGCTGTTCTTGCAACTGCGATCCCGTTTGTTTCTTTTGCTGAAATTGATTTTCTACCTGGTTTCTTTTTTTCCATTTGGCTTGTCTCATCTTGTTTCTCCTCGAAATCAGCTATTATATATTCATATTTTTTATCATCAAATTCAAGAACTCTTTGATATTTACCTTTTGAAACTTCAACTAATAATACATAGCCACGCTTCATCATATCTTTTACAATACGAGCAGCACGTATACATTCTGCTGTATTTTTAGGATCAAAGCTGATCTTTATATCACCGCAACCAACATTCAAAATTCCTATATTAGCCATTACTTCCTCATATATTTATTTTAATCTCACAAATTCACCATGCAATTTTATTGCTATTGTATTATACGCATCTTCTGCTTCTTTTAATGTATTATAACATCCAATATGAGATGTTTTACCATTTATACGTATTTGTGCTCTATATTGGCCATTAAATTTATGAACACCTTTAATTCCGGAAGCATTAGTTTTTGGAAGCTTTTGATTATATGCTTGTTGAGCTTGTGTTGCTAATCTTAAATTTTCAATTTTATTATTTAAACTGTCTCCATCAATATGATCTACTTCCATTCCTTCAGGTATAGCTCCATTATGCATTTCCCAAATTATTCTTGAAACAGTATAATTTTTATTATTATACCTAATTCTCCATCTAAGATATCCGTTTTTATTTATAGTTAGGGAACCGGCTAAATCTCCTATATGAATTTTATTAGCAGGTCTTATTTTCCAATATAACCAACCAGCATTATATTTAAAAATTTCATTCCAATTCATTTTCTTATCCCAATGTTTTTGTCATAGGTCTTCCTTGACATATTAATCTTGGTCCATTACAACCACTACATGGATCATTTCCTAAACCAATTTCATCCATGATAACTATACCACCTAATAAACATGTAGATGGTACATATCCTTGCTCTATTGCTAACTTTAAATTGAAGTCATCTTGATCAGCAATCTCTTGATTAAAATAATGTACTTTCAATTACTCTTCCTTTATAAAACCATTTCTTTCAGCCCAATCCTCTAATACTGAATCTTCGAATACTTCTTCTGGTTTATTATTTTTTATAAATTCAATAATTTCATGTTCTGAATAAATATCATCTATTTCAATATTATTCTTTATAAGAAATATAATATTTTCAAATAAACTTACTTTATCTCGATCACGCATTTATACCTCCTTACCTAAATTTATACATTCTGTTTCCTCTAACTTAATATATGGAACATTTGGCCAATTTGCAATTGAAAATTCATCATCTCTTGTTTTTCTTAAATATAAAAGTTTACCATTTAAAGTAAGCTCTTTCAACCAATCATCACCAAAGAAATCTTGATAACAAGAAACTACTGTAAATTGAAATTCTTCTTCTGTGGAGTACTTTTCAAGTATCCTTTTGGCTTTAACTGGTCCAATACTTGGTATACCTTTAATATTATCAGTAGGATCGCCTTTGAGTAGTTGCTCATAGAAAAAACGTAATGCTTCCTCTTCTGAAACTGTTACAAATTGGTTTTTATGCATTAAGTAATGTCTACCAGGTATACACTGCAAATCCTTATCTATGGACGAAATTATATAATCTTTACCTTCTAAAATTGCTTCTTCTCTCCAAATACGTAATAAGTCATCTGCCTCCATTCCATCTGCGGCTATAGCCATATTAGCATCAACAGCTCGCTGACGTAAGATAGGGACAAAAGGAAAATCATCTCTATTACTTTTTCGATTTGCTTTATATTCAGGGTAAATTATATCTCTAAAATTATTTAAGCCTTTTACTGCCATTTTGTATTCATCAGCAAAACAAGTTTCAATTAATTCATTTGTCATTTCTTGAAAAGTAATCCACGCTTCTTCTAAGTAAGCTTCATTTTGTTCAGGAGTAAAAGTTTCTGTATCTATAGTTACTAATGTAAAACCATCAGGAGTTTTAAATCTATTCTTACAAGCATTGTAGGCGATGACATCGCCATCTAACAAAGCAATAGTCATAATTCACCATTATTCTGATTTAGCAAATTCACCATAAATTTCTTGAGCTGCTTTATCATAAGCAACTTTTGCTTCTTCTATAGAATGGTAATAGCCTAATGATTTATGTTTACCATTAATACTAATTTGTGCATTCCATTTATTTTTCTTTTTAAACCAAGTCACACCTTTATAACCAGAAGTATTATCTTTACGAATACCAACATTCATTTGATTTTGGGATCTTGTAGCTTCTCTTAAATTTTCAAGTAAATTATTATAAACAATTTCATCTATATGATCTACTTCTAATTCCGTATCACCAAAATGCATTTCATAAATAATACGATGAGTATAATAAAGTTTACCATAAATATTAATTACCCAATATCCTCTTGAATTTATACTACCAGCTTGATCACCAGCTTTTATTTTATTTCCGCGATCTTTCTTCCAATATAAATAACCAATTTTATAAAAGAACAATGAATTCAAAAATTCTTGTCTACTTGCATATCTTTGTAATTCTTCTTCAAATATAATTTTCATAATTTTTTAATTCCATTATCTAGTTGTCCTGCAATGAATGCGATCATAACAGCATTAGTTGCTATGATTTGCATACTTGTACTTATTCGTTTAGGGTCATCTATTCCTTCAACTACTTTTAATGCATTAAGTGTTTCATGTATTAATTGTTTTACTCTAATCATATCATTAGGATTATTCATTCTAATGTTCCAAGTTGTTGGGATCTTACCATATAACCTTTTAACTTATCTATTTTATCTTGACTGAATTTTTTATCGAATTCTATTTTTAATTCATTTTCAAGTAAATATAAAACTGACATTACATCAGTTAATTCAAGTTGAACTCGCTCTATATTACTTAATTCATAGTAATGATGCTCAGTAGTAAATCTTAAACATTTTATACAGTTCTGTGCTAATTCATTGCATTCTTCTGCTAAACAAAGAAGTAAATATTCTTGTTTATTCATTTAATATAAATCCTCTGAGTATAACTTTTTGTCTGTTTTTTCTTGAATTTGATTTGCAGCTACTGCAATTATATACGATTGCTCTCTTGTAAAGAAATCACTAAATTGATCTAAAAATCCTTGTTCCCAATCAGAGTGATGTGAAAGTGGATTAGTAATTTGTTTAGCCATTATTAAATCAAAATGCCGAATACCACATATTACATGATTAGTTTGTATATTTCTTATTGCTGCACATATAATTTTTTGTGGATTTTCTTCTCTTAAATTTGAGTAACCATCATGATTATAATATTGTTTATTTTCAAATTTTACACACCAATATCCTTCAATATTTGGCGAACCTACTATTTGCCCAATCTGTATCCAATTTCCTGGACTAACTTTCCAATATATTGAACCATTTTTATATTCAATCAATTTAATGAGTTTCAAACCAATTGTTTCCAATCTTACTCTCTCCATTCATGATACTAATCTTTAAAAGTAAAGGACCATCTTTAAAAGCTTTTTTTGCAATATTTGCTGTTATTTCTGAATATTCTTCAGGAACACCTATTTGTATTTCATCATGATAAAAGATATATGGTTTATAGGGTATATTTTGTTTTTCTAATTCCTCGACAGTAAGCATTAATGCTATAGCACATGTTGCTTTTTCACAAGCTTGAAGCAAATATACAAGTAATTTATGGAAGCCATCACAATAAATCTTATTACCAGCAATTCCGTAAATATACCCAGGACCAAACTGAGAAGTTTTTGCAAATACTGCTTCAAGTTTTTCAAGTAAGTCTCTAAATCCTGGTATTGCTTTTAAGAATTCTTTTTTAAATTTCTTTCCAAGTTCATCATCAATTACACTAAATAAGTATGACCAAAGCTTAGGTCCAGACGCACCAAAAAGTGTAGCATATAATATTCTTTTAGATCTGCCTCTAAGATTATCTGGTATTTCGGAAACTTCTAATTTTTTAAGAATTTTTAAGATTATATCAGCATTACGTTGATGGATATCACCACTAAGTAATTCATTAGTAAATTCTTCTTTATTTAAGTAGTATGCTAGCCCTCGTGCTTGATTTCCTGATGAATCGGCACCTACTATTTTCCATCCAATTTCAGTAATAAATAATTTTCGCATTTCAGAGCCATAAATACTATCTGGTGTAGGTACATTAACTATAACGTTATGTCTTGCGCGCATTGAAGGAGTACCAATAGTGAAACAATCACCATGTAATTTACCATTAGTATCACAATTTTCAATCCAAGTTTTTAATATTGAAAATCTAGATCTTACAGTTAAAAAATCACAATATAATTTACCATTACCACTTAGCATACCTTCAAGGCTATCTTCTGTAATTTTTGGTGAGCTTCTTATTTTTTTACCTGTTTCTGGATCAACCTTAAAATTCCATTCAGTTGGTTGCCAACCGTTACGTTCAAGAAAAATCTTAACATCTGTAACACTATCTATATCTAAATGCTTAAATTCAACTCTACAATATTCACCTTCAATAAGTTGATTTTTATATCCGCCAGTATCTGGATCAATACCAAACCAATTGGCGGTATGTATATTATAAGCACCATTTTTATTCCATTTAGGCCATTTAGGTTCTACAACTCCAAGTTTTTTATCTATAGCAACGCATTTGCTTCCAAGTAATGGAAGTACTTTACTTCTTGTTTCATTCATAATTATTTCTAATTTACTAAATAATTCTTTAGCTTTATTTAGATTAAATGGCCATCCTTCTAATTCAGCTTGTGCGAAAAATTGTGCTACTGCATGTTCTGCTTTTAAGTAGATTCTTATATTTTCTGTTTTAGCTACTATTGTTTTAAACTCTCTGAGTAAGTAGTTATAAACTTTTTCTGTTAGAAATAAATCATTCTTGCAATACTCAAGCATTTCTGGGCTATACTGAGTGAAGTCTATAAAGCTACCCTTCGGGAAATCTAAGAATTCTCCCCAAGAAGCTAAATTATGTGAGTTATCAGAAAAACGCTTGTAGTTTAGTATCTGTGAAAATAACATAGTATCATGTACAGTTACACCTACTGGTAACTTATAATTAAAAAGTTTTTTAAGCATGATTAAGTCAAACTGGATTACTCGATGACCAATCACAATTGTAGCTTTATTTAACATATCTTGCCAACTTAAATCTCCTTCAAGAAACATATATGTTTGATGTGTCTCTAGATTTAATAAACCTACAATCCAGCAATGAGTTCCTCCTTTTAATAAATCATTAGTTTCTATATCAAGAATGTATCGCATAATTAAACTTTCGTTTTAATATATAAGAGCATAACTTTGTTCATAATGATCTGAATGCCGCATCTAATGTATTAAATCTAATAACTCTTTTATCAAGAATCCATGATCCTATAGGGCGCATAGTACGCCCTATTGTTGTAATATCTTCTAATACAGCAAATACTGGCTTATTCATTGCAAGTGCCATTCCAACTTCAACTAAAGCACCTTTAAGTGGAAGGTCTTCTTCACCATGAACATAAAATACTAATACTGTAGATTTTCGTATCTCTGTTTCAATTCGTGCCCATAATTCACCAAAATCTTCAATATCTCCATCACCTGGTTCATTAATCCATGTTGAATTAATTAATATACCGTTTGCTTTATAATGTTGCCATAAAGCATAATGTTTAACACGAGAAGCAACATAAATACCACTTGATGCTACTTTAAAGTTTTCTAGGTGGATCCCCATTACTATTTGTCCTCTTTTTAGCATTTTTCCATATTGCTATCATAATTGGATAACCAATTAAAATACCAAATCATGGTTGTTTATCTCCTTTTCTTTTAAGTAATGCAGGCTTTTCTTCTATACGTGCAATATGTTTAAGTTGTTCTTCAGCAAATTGCACATATTCGAGATCTGCTATTACTTGCTTAGCTTGTTTAATAGTTAAACTTCCCAGTGATAGCCATTTATTAGCTATAGCTCGATTTAAATCATCTTTTAATTTATTAATTATACTATCACGAAATATTGTCATGATATGCATTAGTCATAGTTATATAAACTTCGCGATATACTGCTCTTGGAGATTCACCTTTAATTGCACAAATAGCATCTAGCATTTCCTCAGTAGGTTCTTTAGGAATTGTAATATAATTATCTTCTTTTTGTTTTAAATTTTGCATTGCTTTCTTTACATAAATTATTGCAGTATTGACAGGCATTTCACCTACTATGTACTGTTCACATAATTTCTCACATTGCTCAATTGTTTTAATTTTTATATTTTCACAATAAGTTAATTCTTGTTTGGTTTTATTTAATTTTTTCTTTTAATTCATTTATATGATTAGCTTGTAATTCAATAAGTTTATTTAAATCACCAAAATTAAGAGAATGATATTTTTCACCATTCCACTGTTCTCTATGCTTTTGTAATAACTCAGCTAATTCCATTTTATTCCTTTTATATAATGAGAGTAGATTTTAACCTACTCTCATTTCTTAATCTTTTATCCGTATTGGTTTACAGTTATTTTTAATGTATTTTATAAGGAAATTTAAATACCACTGAGCTTTCTCGAGCTGCTCAAGCTCTATTCCTTTCTTATTAGCACGATCCAAATATTTCCGTATTTGTAATTCTAATGCTGCAATAAAATTTTCAGGATTTTGGTATCTTGGAAGATATTGCATCGTTTCTAACCATTCTAAGCCTTGGCAATAATCTTTATAATGTTTAGGATTTATTGGATCATCTTTCATTATTATACCTGCTTCTTCAAATGGTTTCCAAGTATTAGCTCGTTCTACTCCTTCAAACCAACCATCAACCTCATTATGATTTCTAAGAGTTTTTATAAATATTTTATCAATAAGATCAATTACATTTATATAGTAACCTTCTATAAGTTTTCCGTTTTCATGGGAATCTTTTATAGCTTCATTAAAACTAACAGCTGTTGATACAATTTTTGAGTTTTCATCATATACATCATAGGTATACCTCACGTATCCTCCTTAGAACACCTTATCGCCATCTCCTTCTAATTCAGGTTCAGGCTCAATCCTTTCATATTCAGCGTCATCAAAGTCTTCTCTTCCTTTAGGAGTAAATACTTTATGTCTTATAACTTGTACACCCATCAGCATAGAAGCAATACCTTTTTTACCCTCATAAACATAATCATACTGAAATACTCTTATATTAGCAATAGATTCATTACCAATGCTATTTGGGTCTAAATCTCCACCTTTACCATCAATTACTTGTACTGGAGCTGTAGCTGTTCCATCATCTTTTACTGATTTCTTTTTTAAATTTACACGCCAGTATAATACAGATGTTTCATCTGGAGACATTACTGGCTTTACATTTAATTTCATTTCATCCCATGCTTTTTTAATTGCTTTATCCTTTGTACGAATTTGCACCTCCCACGTAGGTGCCTTTGGATTAAACTTTTTAGCAGGCCTTTTGGGATCCAGCTTAGCATACCAAATCTCACAGTTCTTTATGATCATTATATTACCTTTTAAGAAATTTTAATTTACAATTACAGTCCCAGTAGGGTAAATTTACAGGGTTTTTTAAGAAACTATTGAAGCCCCAGACGTTCATTAATATTCTTATAATATGTAATTTCATTGCTATCGTTTTTATTCATTTTAAATTTAAATTGAGTACCAACATTTTCTTTTGGAATAAAATATGTTATTCCGAATTCATTATTATACAGTATAATTGCCTCAAATATAGCTTCTAGTTTTAAATAGCTTATAGCTTCCCATAGACATAAATCTTTATAATTTAAATCTTCAAATTTATCACATTCTTCTTTGTTTTCAACATAAATAAAATAGCCATCCCTTTCAGGATTATATGGATCTTCACCAAATGAATAATTAGTTGTAAACATCATAAATATTTTTATTATTAAATTTCTATGTGATAGATTTTTTATTTTTTCTATATCATTTATAGTTTTAATTTCAATCATTTTATATTTCCCCAAAAAGAATATGGGTTATTATCTATTTGTTCCGCAATTACTTTTCTTCCAAATACTTCACCAAGTATAATATGATTAATTAATAGATTATTGGTACTTACTTCATGCATTTGCGAATCATACTCAAAGAAATCTGGAATTGTATAAATTTTAAGATATACTTCTTTATACATAAAATCTTGGATATCTATGATATCATTTAGATTTTCAGTATTCAAATAATACATATAAATTTTACCAATAAATTTATAATCATTAAAAAATTCAACTAAATCTCCATTATACTGTTCAAGTATTGAATACATTATGGCCTATCCTTATATTCAATTTTTGGCATATAAGGAAATACTATTGGTACACAACTATCTGAATTTTGAAAGCATGCACCATCTGGATTTCTGAATATAATACCACGGCTATCATAGGCCTGTCCATCAAACCTATCAACTTGTTTAAATACATGCGAACATCTGATATTTTGATATATAGCAGGATCTATAGTATTATTCCATTCAGAATCTCCACCTGTTAATGGAGTTAATATTTCCCAAGATGCTAGTTCCCTAAATAGCTCTATTGCATATGGAGCACTGGAACCTGAATGCCCATGCGTACTAAATATCTTAAGTAATTCAATTATTTGTTTACATAGTAACTCTTGCATTTCATCTTCAAATTCATGCTTATCATTCATCCATCCAGCTATTCTAAACTCTCGCCAGGCATGTTCTTCGTATTTACTCAAAATTTTAACTCCTCTAAATAGATCCCTTGTTTACTCCTACAAATACGTAATATGCATATACCATTTACATATACATGTACATGTAATACATTCCTATTCTGATCATGTACTATTTGTGGTTCTGTAATATCAGTAAAAGCATTTATAATTTTTCAGGTGTTAGTCTAAGTAGCCTTATCATTTATTATCCTTTAAGCTCATACAAATTCTTTCTGCTTCTTCTAATGTAGTTTTATTTTTAAGCATTTCTATAACACAATTACTATATTCATGGCGTTTATTTGAAACTGAAGTTGCAGCCCAAAATAACAATAACATAAAAAATAGTAATACAATCGATAAAACAACACCAGTACCATTATCTTCAAGCCACTGTAAGAAATATCTCATTTATTATCCTTATGCAAAAGCATATTCGCTATCTAATATAAGTGAAATATCTAAATTTCCTATATCTACTTTTTTAATATCGCTATTTATATCTTTCATTAATGTATAAAGTGGTTCTGCTTTATATAAATCTACAAATGTTTCTCGTACAATAACATATAACTCAGACATATCTCCAAGTAAGCATCCAAATGAATCATGAACTGTTGTTACATGAAAATTAGCTTTATTTACAATTAGCATCATGTGCGCTGCATCTAAGCTATGTATTGCATTCGGACTTGCACCTTGTGATTGTTTACGTTTTGAAGGTCGTATATTTTCTATATAGCAAATATTCATTTGTAATGTATTATTAAGATAACCAGACATACTCCTCTCACCATCTGGTGGACCATATCGAACATATGTTTTCTTAGTTATGCCCTCTACATAATGCTGAACTACAGGGAATCTAGTAATAGACACAGTCCATGAAAGAAAGGTTCCAATCGATTCCGCTACTTTACCTGCTTCTTCAAATACTGATAGTAATAACATAGGTCTTTTGAGTGAAACTTTGCAATTGTTGAATACGGTATGTCCAAGATATGAAGCCCATTTATGTTCTAGATTATAAAGTAGCTCTATGCTATGTTTACGTGCGTCATCAATTATTTGCTGCGTCAAGCCGTAGGCTGTACCTCCATCGTTTTGTTGTACTATGCGTTAAATAGTACCTGTAATACTTTAAATTAAGAATCTGCAAATTCGCCATACAGTTTCTTACGGTTAATAATAACACATTCATTTGCTTCTTTCGCGGTATCAAATAATCCTAAATATAACTGTATTCCATTATGACCTAAACGTGCTTGGTATTTACCATTTGGTGTTATAAATACACCTTTAAAACCTGTTGTATTAGTTTTAGGTAATTTTTTATTTATCTGATTTTGACTTTTTGTTGCTAATCTTAAATTTTCTATTTTATTATTTAATGGATTTCTATCTTTATGATCCACTAAATAACCTTCAGGTATTGGCCCATTAAACATTTCCCAAATAGTACATGCTAACATATAATTTTTACCTAAATATTCAAATTGAATATAACCACAGCTATTTATCCAGCCTACATGTTTATGCTGATTATTTGAGTCTAATCTAATTAATTTACCATTTTCATACTTAAAAATTTCATTCCAATCCATTAATTTATCCTTAATTCTTTAAAGTACTACAGCTGCATATTACTATGCAGACCAGACTATATCATAGCTAATTTAATTAGCTGAGGGCGTTTCCAATCTACTTAGATTGTACTTCCTTTCGGAATAGTCGTTACACCTTCAAATTATAAATCAAGTATACTTTGTATACTAAATTCAAAATAAGCTTGGCTCGGTATTGTCCATGGCGAATGGATGTTCACCGAATTAACCCTCTTTTACTTCCGCCTAAAGTGTTAACGGAAGAACCATAACATTCAAAATATTAATAACTATTCGTTAGATAGTTACCAACTTATAATCTTACAAACTCACCATATCTTTCAATAGCTACTTCACAATATTTTTTATAAGCTTCTTCTGGAGTATCAAAAAAGCCTAAAAATTTATTTTTGCCATCTATTTTAATTTGGGAAACCCATTTCTTTTTATGCCAACAGACACCTTTAAACCCACTTTTATTATTAGATTGTTTTGTTCTATTAAAATGATTTTCTTGGAAAGTGCCTATCCTAAGATTATCAATTCTATTATTATTTCTTATCCTATCTATATGGTCAATAAATAGACCTTCAGGTATTGGTCCGTTAAACATTTCCCAAATTACACGGTGAGCGAATAAATATTTTCCATTTAGATAAATACCGACATAACCATCTTTTCTTAATGTTCCTGCTAAACTACCAGCAAGCATTCGGCCAGTATTATTGGCCCAAAGTAAGTTACCAGTATAGTTATCATAAATGAAAAGATTATTATAATCTATTAAATTATCCTTAAGATTAAGTTGCTGCATATTACTATGCAGTTTAGACTATATCATAACTAGTTAAACTAGTTGAGAGCGCTTCGAACAGACTTCTGTTCTACTCCCCGAAGGGATAGTCGTTGCACCTTAAAACAAACTAAAATAAGGATAATTTTTCCTTATTATAGTAAGTAGTCTTGGCTCAGGATTGACCTATAAGGTTGTTCCCTGAATTCACTCTCTTTTATAAGCGCCATATTTAACGCTTAATTATCTTACGTCTTTGTACTTTCTCTGTAATACGCATCCAAAATACACTTGAAGCCTTTGCAATCAATTCTTTATTATCTTGTTTAAATTTTATAATTTCAGCAATTAATATTTTTCTTTTATCAGATTTTAATGGACATTCATTTATTTGATTTTTATAATAAATTAAGTTATCAATTAAATTATCGCAATCTATTATTTCTTGCTTGGTAAGTAAATTATAATCTTTTTCTATTACTGCCCATACATTATCAGCGACATATGAATATAAATCACCAGGTAAATCTTGCGGAACTAAATTAACTAATGGCGCTGTTATTTCATCTCTTGATAATGCGGCTAAATGCTGTGACATTAATGTTAAATGGAATCGTTAGTTCCATTTTGCTATGATACATTCTTTCCAAATTTCTTTCATTTTATTCCTTAAAATAACGCCAATTATTTAAGGTATCATAGCAACTATATATTACTATATAGATCAGACTATCTCTTCAAGTAATAAGTATTTATTACTTGCTGTGCGCTTCCCAAGGACTTCCTTGGTACTTCCTTTCGGAATAGTCGTTACACCCGATTAAACTTGGCTCGGTATTGTCCTTAGCTTTACCTATTAGGAGTTTCACCGAATTCACACAGTTTTAAAATGGCAACTTTACCATTTGTGCTGCCGTCAATAGATACTTCAATATGAGACACATACTCATATAAATCATTACCTTGTGCTTCCCATTCTCGTGCTTTTTTTAATTCAAAACAAGCAGCTAAAAATTGCCAAGGTTTCGCTGCTTGCATCCAGCCTTGATTTACTTTTGGATTCTCAGCATAACTTAGAAGTATCTCCTCATTGTCAAGTGACCAATAAACTCTATCATTTAATGGTATTTTATCTGTACTGAATCCATTTGAATCACCAGCCCAATTATTAGCAATACTAATCATAAGCCAGAAAAATCCTTGTTGTTCTATTATTTTACTATCTGCTCTTAATAAGAGACCTCTTGCAAGATCTGGTCCCATCTCGCTTAAGAAAGCAGTAGCGGGGTATCTACGGCCTCTGAAATCGAGATAATAAAGCATTATGTTCAATACTATTCGTTAAATAGTATTCTGTTAAAGTTTAATATGAGACCAATTACGACCAGTACGAATACAATTAATAGTACCAGGATGAACATTAAAAATTTTAGCTATTTCCCTATTAGAACATCCAAGTTGAATAAGCTTTTTAATTTCAATAACACTAATATCATTCAATTTACTATTTATTGCAGTTTCGCCTCTAGTCATAAGCCCATGCTCTTTAGCATGTTGTACATTTTCAAGTTGTGTACACCATTCCAAATTAATAACATTATTATTTCTTTTATTTAAATCCTTATGGTTTACTTTTGGTAATTTATTAGGATTTTCTATAAAAGCTAATGCTACTAATCTATGGACTCTTTCGGATTTGTTTATACCATTATGGCAGAGTGAAACTTGAAGATAGCCATGCCCATTATCAAACTGCTTCAAGATACGGCCTTCTTTAATATAAACTCCACCATATGTACTATAGACCTCTTTCGTCTTACTTTTAACATTTCCGAAAGTTGATACTTCATATTGTTCATTTATATCTTTCCAGATTTCCATTATATTCTCCGAATATAAACAGCTATACGTTACCGTATAGATCAGACTATATTATAATTAATTCCATAATTCCCTGCGCTTCCACCGGACTTCCGATGTACTCTACTAAGTTCTTAATCGCATCCGCGATAGCTTTTCGATAGTCGTTGCACTTTACTTTACAAATTTTGTAAAGTCTAGCTCAGAATTGACCTTGTAAGGTTATTTTCTGAATTCACAGGGTTTACTACCACCTAAAATTAATGGTAGAATACTTGTCCTAAATATCTTCCAGCTATATCTCCTACAGCCGTAGTTTCTCTAAGCTTACTAGTTCTAGATTCTAAGTTTCTGATATCCCAAATATCTTTAAAAGCATCTGTTTTATTTCTAAGTGCCCATAAGTATATTTCATATATTG